CATAGAGGTAATTCTCTGTGCGATGCATTAACTCATGTTACAGCTCACTTTGTCGTGTCTAGAACGTGAAGCTTCTGCATTTATGAATTGGGTCCTTTCATGTCGGAATGCTTAACATTTGCACCTTTTGTTTTATATTTCTTTTTTATATATATTATTAGGTGTGATTTGAGTTTTTGAGAAACCCAAAAATGCCATTATATCCAATTAATTGTTTTATGGCAGCTGTTTGATTTCCTCAGTTTTAAAAGGAAATGAAGTAGGTAGTCTTTTGCTCTACCTTGCGAATTGTGATCGCATATAATATCACACGTGGTTTATGGAATTGCCACGTAAAACAATGTGTTTCCTTTATTACCACAGAATACAACAATACGATAATAAGAACATGTCAACAAACATGAATAAGAAAAATCGTAAAGTTGATTTTGATGATGAGCCTCAGTTTATTGACGTCTCCGAGGGGAGCTCCGGCAATAAGCGAAGAGCTGGTGTCAACTCCGAGAGGAGCTCTCACACTGGCATGGCTAAGGCCAGCACAACTATTGTACCGCGATACGTTAATCCGAACGTGGGTTATTACAAGAGAATTAAAGATAAGACACATGAACTTAAGATTAAACAAAAACGAGATGTAAAGCATGCATCGCTTGCTACTATAGATGCATATGACAATTATGATTATGATTCTTTTAATAGTGATCATAGTTCTCATATTGTTACACCTCAAATGTTTAGTCTTATGAATGGTACTCTTAAGTTGGATGTTTCTGACGATGTCACTGATTCTATTGATGGTATCACTCAAGCACTAAATAATGTTAGTGCTACTGGTATTGGTCTTTCTAGTGAAACTAGAGAACTTCTTGCTAATGTTAGTAACAAGTTGTCTGCTCCTATTCTTACACACAATTTCAATTTTTTTGATTTTGAGGCATTACGAAAGAATTTACCAGAGGTTTTGGTGTTGGGTCTTGTTGTTTTTATAGTTTTGACTTTTAAACCAACCAGTGTTATGGAGCAAGGGGCTTTGTATGCTATTGCTGCGGCTTTTGTTGCTACATATTATTCTGCATCATTACCTTTTTGGTCTCAAAATACTTCTTCTGTTTCTCCACAAGTTGGTTTGGATATGCCAGCTACCATAGATATGGTAACGACTATTTTGAATTTGTACACAACTGCTCATTTGCCTGGCATGACTTTTTCTGCTGAGCAAGTTATGCGTTTGGGTGAGAGACTTTCAAAAGTTAATAATGGTTTTAAACCAATTATTAGTTCTTTATGTACTATTTTGGTTTTCATTCATTCAACTTTTGAAGCTTGGTTAACAAATGATAAAGATGGTTTGTTTTTAATTACTGGTATTGATTATATTGATGAGTGGAGCAAGGAAGTTCATGTTGAGCTCGAAAAATATGATGCTGGTAAATTGTATGCAAATGGAAGTAATGTTGCACGTATGTCTAAGTTATTTAAGAAAGGTGAGGAGTTGGTTGTTAGATTAAACCATCCTTCACACGTTTCTGTGCGTTATGTTGTTTATAGATTAATAGATCGTGTTAAGAAAGTTCTTGACCTATTGAAATCTACAAATTACACATTTGCCGGAGTCAGACAAGAACCTGTTGGCATATTGTTGCGTGGACCCCCTGGTTGTGGTAAGAGTAATGCAATGCAACATATTGCTAATCTTATTGCTATGAATACTTTTTCGGAAGAAGATCGAAAAGCATACTTGGAAAATCCTGCCAATTTTATATACAATAGGCAATCGGAAGGAGTTTATTGGGATGGATACAGTACAACACATAAAATAGTTCTATACGATGACTTAGGACAAGCTCGTGATGTTGCTGGTCAGCCTGATAATGAATATATGAATGTTATCCGTAATATTAACTCTTTCGAGAATAATTTGCATTGTGCTGCTATTGATTTGAAAGGCAACACAATGTTTAGGGCAGAGTTTGTTATTGGTAACACCAATATAAATTCTATAGCTATTGAATCAATACAGGAACCAGCTGCTTTTTGGCGTAGGTGGGATATTATTGTTGATGTTTCTCCGAAAGTTGAATATTGTGTTGAGCCAGATTTGAACAGATGGGCAAGAAAGATGGATGATTCTAAACTTCCAACAATTGATATTGATGGTGAGCCTGTTACAAAAAGATCTGTTCACCACCTTGATTTTACCTTTATGAAATTTATAGATGGTAAAGTCATTGAGAGCGGTGAGATTGGTGATTTTAATACATTCATGCGAAGAATTTTGTCTGTGTATAAAAAGAAGAAGGCCTGGCATGAATTGTATAAACACCAACTTAAAGAATCTATTTCTCCCCAGGTTGGTGGTGATTTGTCTGAAATTGAGTTAACTTCTCCGTGGGGTCGATGTGTTATTCCTGAAAAGTTGCACAACGAGATTGCCAATAATATCGGAACAACGGAAATGGAAAATTTCATTTGGACAGTTACTTTGGCTAGGGATATTCTTAATAAAAGGATAGATCCTTATGTCGCTACGCCAGAAGATATTTTTACAATTGCTATGAAACCTGATCATAAATCTATTGCTTTACGAAATGATCATTCTTTGTTAGCGGATTCAGTGTTTAGAGAGATTTTGGACATTGTTAAAATGCGAGGAGTTAATCCAGAACACAATACTTTTATGAAGAAAATTCGTGAAAATATGGAAGATTTTCTGTCTACATTGGATAGAAATGTTATTGGTAAAGTTAAAGGTGTTTATGAACAATTGACTAGTTCTTTTTCAATGTTTCCTATTTCTGATAGAGTTGAGGCTCTGCGTTCATTTGGTGGCGATTTATACAATAAGTATTGTAATTCTTATATGTATAATATTACTATCAATGCTGGTAGGGCTGGTGCAATTTTAGCAGTAGTTTATAAGATATCTCAATGGGTTATGACTCCAAAAGATGTTTTAGCTTTGCAATCGGCCCCAAATAATGTTAAAATTAAGAGGGGTCGTGCTAAGGTTGTTACCCCACAATCGGTTTTTGAATCGAGTCCGGCTGTCAAGTCTTTTGTTTATGATCGTGTTGGCAAAAACGTTTTTGAAATATTTGGTCCTTCATTGGAAAATATTTCACTGACCAAGTTTTATGGTACGTGTTTGTCCCCAAAAGGTTATACTATTATTTGCCCATACCATTTTATGTCACATATTCAAGAAGTATATTTTCAACAAGGCAAGTCTAAAATAGTTAGATTTGTTAAATATGGATCATCAAATGTATATTTTGATTTTACTGTTGAAGAAGTTTTGAGTTTTTGGATAGATGATGAGATGTTAATGGACAGAGAGATAGCAGTTTTGAAGATGCCACGTACATTTAGACCATCACGTGATATTACTTCATGTTTTTGGGATTCAATTTCATTGGATAGGAATCGCAGTTATAATAGTATGCTTGCTCTAATGCGTTCTAAACCTATTACAACGTTAGAGTGGCATGGTATTGTTGCTAAGCGTAAGCCAGATGTTTTACGCATTGATAATCCAGCTTGGGAGAATTACACCATTGTTGATGTTTGGGAGTATTCAGCTCCGACTTCTGGTGGTGATTGCGGGTCTCTTATTGTTACGAACACAAGTAAAGATACTAAGATTATTGGTATGCATGTTGCTGGTGTTAGCAATGGTCTTGCATATGGACTTGTTTTGACTTCTGATTTAGTTTTTAAAGCTTTGGAAATTGCAATGGAGACCTATGAAGTTAATGGTGTTGATGAACCCGTTATAAATCTTGAGATGGGTGATTTGCCTAATATGGAGCTTATAGGAACCATTAATGGTCCTTCTCCATCTTCTAATGGCAAGTCCTCTCTCTTTCATAGCCCTTTATATGGGAAGTGGAGTGTCCCTTTGCGTAAACCAGCTAGGCTTAGACCATTTGAAGCTAATGGTAATAGAATAGATCCCATGGCTATAGCACAGTTGGCTTATTGTCGTGGTGATGTGTTTATTTCAAAAGAGTTGTTGGATTTAGCTACGGTTAGTGTTGAAAATATGTTATACACAAATTCTCTTCCTGCAAGCACAAAGAGGGTCTTTTCTTTTGATGAGGCTGTTCTTGGTGATGATAGTGGTATTTTGGGTTCTATTCCTCGCTCAACTTCGGCTGGTTTTCCTTATACTATTATGAAGGGTACGAAAACTAAAGCTCGGTTTTTCGGAGTTGGCGAAAAGTATGATTTGACGACAATGGAGTGCCAAGAGTTAATCGTTAAAGTTAATGCCATTATTTCTGATGCTAGGAAAGGTGTTAGAAATTGTCATTATTTTACCGATAGTCTTAAGGACGAATTGCGTAAAATAGATAAAGTCAACAATGGTTTGACGCGTATGTTTTCTGCTTGTCCCACTCCTTTGCTTATTGTTGTTAGGATGTATTTTGGCGCTTTTCAACGATGGATTCTTGAAAATTATATCAAGAATGGTATCGCTGTTGGTGTTAATGAATACGGCATGGATTGGGATATTGTTGCTCGAAAATTGTTGGTTTTTGGTGATAATGCTATTGGTGCTGGTGATTATAAGAGTTTCGATATGTCCCAGTTGTCTAGAGTACAATGGTGTATTTTAGACATAATCAATAGATGGTATGATGATGACAACAATGATATACGCAGCTTATTGTGGTTAGAAGTTGTTAATTCTTTCCATATAGTTAATGGTCGCGTCACCTGTTGGTCATCATCTTTGTCTTCTGGTTTTGCTTTGACTTGGCTTGTTAATGCGTTTTATAATCACATGGCCTTTAGGCTATGTTGGTATTCGAGTTATGTTGATGATTTCAATAAGCATGTTTCACTTATTGTTTGCGGGGATGACCACGTTTATTCCGTTTCTCCACAGTATAGAAAACTTTTCCATGAACGTTTTGTACAAGAACACATGGAGTTGTTTGGTTTGAAATATACTCCTGAGGATAAGGATAAATCTTTATGCGATTCATCTTTGCGTTCGATAAGTGAAGTCACCTTTTTGAAAAGGCGATTTTTGTTTGATGAGGTGTTAAGAAGGTATGTTGCACCCTTGGAATTAAATGTTATTTTGGAGATTCCTTATTGGTGTAGGAATACGTCCAGCGTTTGCAATGATACACAAAATAATTTGCAAACTGCTGTTGAGGAATTATCACTGCATGATTATGATACTTTCAGGTTTTGGAGCGCTAAAATGTTACTTGCTGCTTCTGATATCGAAGGTTTGTATCCTGAATTTGGTACATATAAACAGTTAAGAAATAAGGTTTTGACTAGAGGTGTTCATTCTAGCGAGCTTTATTTGATTACTGTTGATCATGCTGATTTGGTTTCAACTTTGGGTTCTTTATCTTTTAACTTTTTGGATGATTCAATTTTAGTGGAGGATGTGTTTGTTACTCCTCAAATTGGTGATTTACTTGGTGAGTGTTATGTTTTTGGTGATGCTAATTTAATTAGTATTGGTGAAATCGACGTTGATACCCGATTACGGGCTAGTGGTAATGAATTTCTGAACGGAAAACTTGCTAGCACGCTTGTATCGATAAGATGCCGCTCTATTCAGAGTTACTGCCAGGAAGGCATGGTAGCAGTCCTACCAAATTCCAGGAGTTCAGACGAACGTCTTATCTTAGTGCAGATGGGCGGGGATAATTGCACAACGGATTCTAAACATGATTCAACGACCGGTCTACCTGAAGGTCAACAAAATTCAGGAGCGTTTGTCCCCGTACGTAACGATGACACAACACCATCTTTTCCTTCTAATTCAACAACTGGAGCAACTATTGATGCTGAAGTCACTAAGGCTCGAGTTGCTCGATTTAAGGCTGTTACTATGAAGGATATTGATTCACCTATGACAGGCGTAACGCAAGAAATTCGTGATTTTCTTACTAAGCCTTTGTTGGTTTCCAATGGGTCTTTTGCTACTACAGATTCTGTTCCAACCAGTATATGGTCGGCTACAGTGCCTGCAGCGCAAATGGCCAATTCTTTGTGGTATAACAAAATTTCTGGTAACATGGCATTTAGAGCTAAAATGGTTTGGACATTACAAGTTAATGCGAATAGGTTTCAACAAGGAAGGTATATATTGGCATATATACCTTTTGCTGGTGGTAATTACGTAAATAGTTTGGCATATTATGTTAATGGTCATTCCGCTAACTTATGTCAGACTACGCAATTACCCCATGTTGAATTGGATTTGAATTGTGACTCTCAAGCTGTTTTAGAGATACCACATGTTTCAGTTACAGGTTGGACGCCTTTATTATCTGGAGGTACTCCAACTTATGGCCAAACTGGATATATGTTTATTCGTCCTTATTCACCTTTAGTTACTGCTGGTGGTAGTACAACTGCTAGTTGGTCGCTTTATTTACATTGGGAAGATGTGGAGTTTTGTTTACCAGTTGTGCCACAGATGGATGGTGGCAGAGTTAAGTCCAAAATTATGAGAAGGAAACGGCCTGAGCTTGCTGAACAAGAAGAGATGGGAATGGCTCCTATTTCGGGTGCGTTGGCTAAAGTTTCCACAGCGGCTCAAGTGTTATCAGGTGTCCCTATACTTAGTAGCATAGCTGGACCTGTTAGCTGGGCTGCTGATATAGCTGCGCAGGTTGCATCTATTTTTGGTTTTTCGAAGCCACACAACTCTGATAAAACTATGATGGTTACACGTTATGTAGTTCCACGTTTCACCAATGCGGACGTTCCTGATAATAGTACCAAGTTAGCTGTTATGGATAGTAATGCAATTGAAGATATGCCTTCTTTTTCAACTACAGATGTTGATGAATTGGCTATTGGATATTTGGCTACCATACCAGCATGGTTTCAGTCTGTATCATGGACTACCGCACAAGCCGAGGGTACAGTTTTAACTTTTACAAATGTTTGCCCAAGTGATTATGTTGTTTCTTCTTTATATGGAGGAACAACTATATATTTCCCTTCTCCAATGGCCTTTACATCAAATTTCTTTAATATGTGGAGGGGCTCAATAAGATTAACCTATAAGTTTGTAAAGACGGAGTTTCACACTGGTAGATTATTAGTTTGTTTCTTACCTTACAATACTGACATGGGTGTTCCTTATGTTGCTCCCACTATAGCAAGTAGTTCTTATTTGCATAGAGAAATTATTGATATAAGGTATGGCAATGAATTTACTGTTACCATTCCTTATGCAAGTATTGAACAGTATTTGCCAACTTTTGGAAATGGTAGACTTGCAGGAGTTGTGCATGTTTTTGTTTTAAACCCATTGGTTGCTCCTGGTACAGTGTCAACCACTGTGACTATGTTGGTTGAGGCTGCAGCTGGTCCAGACTTTGAATTGGCTTACCCTAAAGCTTTTGTTGATGAGCCAGTTATCGTTATAACACCTCAAATTGGCAACGAAAACGTTTGTGAAATATTTTCCACTGTTATTGGAAATGCAAAAGTTGAGCAAAATTTGGCACCGGCTAAGTTGTGTATTGGTGAAAGGGTTCTCTCATTAAGGAGTTTGTTAAAGAGACATAACCCTATTTATGTTAGAACACCTGGTACTGTAACAGCTGCTGTTTATGCTTTTCCATTTTCAACTTCGGTTGGATTATTGCCAGTTAGTAATGTTTTGGCCACCACGTCGCTTAAACCTGATATTTATAGTATTATAACTTCTTGTTTTGCTATGGCTAGAGGTTCTGTTCGTATCAAGGTTTTAAACGTGGCTGGTGATAACATAACGCATGTTTCCTTAAATATTCCAATTAATTCTAATAGTTCTGTTATTACAGCTATAACAAATTGGAATTATTCAGGCATAACTCCAAACGTTTATAGCAATGGTGCTCCTATTGCTGTTTTTGACAATACTTTGTCTAGAACTGAAGTAGAGTTTCCAATGTATAATCGTTTTCCTGGTTGGGCTATAGCTGATGCCTTGAACACTGAAGCATCTGGTACAGTTCCTACTTATCAGACCACTGCTGCAACTACTCCTCGCACCCAGTATTGTTGTCAAACTAATGCCGCATATCCTGATAACCCACAGTTTTTAAGAGCTGTAGGTGAAGATTTTAATGTTGGTATGTTTGTTTCAGTATTGGGTTTTAATGCTTGGGGTGGTGCGACGATCTAGCATTTGCTAGATCGTATTTTATTATGAGAGAAGATGGATGTCTCTTGTTCTTATCTAAATCCCACATCAAGTTTATTGAGTTAGGTGCTGGAAGTTGCGTTCCTCACAGTCCTCTTAGACCCTAAGTATATTAATCCTAAGCGCTTTTTAGTAGAGGATAAACGACGGGTGATTATATTATTGATGTGTGTTTGTTAATAATTTTGAAAATAAAATAACGATTTGAATTGTTGAGTTAGGTGCTGGAAGTGGCGTTCCTCACAGTCCTCTTAAGTCCTAAGTATATTAACTCTAAGCGCTTTTGTAAGCAGGAGTAGACGACGGATAACAGTTCAAATTAAGACTTTATACAGAGATGGAAGCTGTATAATTTTATCTAATTCCACATATGTTTTTCCCTCCCGACATGAGGTTTTTCATATGTTTCTTTTGCCGAATACACAAATTTCTTTTACTTTGCAGTAATCAGTCTTTTGATTTTCGAGGTTTGTGGTGAATTTTTCTAGGTAGCGTTTTGAAGTCGCGTTTTCTTGTGTGCTTGTGCCTCAATCATTATAAGAAGACTTTCTTATTGCA